CAGGGTCAGTGTCATACGTTCCTTGAATACCTTTGAAAACGTGTTGCCAACTGGGCGCTAACACCGGACGAGTAAAAGGATTACCAAATACACGAGTCGCATGGCTGTCACTCGCAGTATTATTGGTAGGAGTAGTAGAAGTAAATCCTCCTGCTTCAATCTGGCAGTTGTAAAATCCCTCTTGTCCATCGATAGGATTGACTAACCACTGAACGCGATAAGTACCTACTCCTAAATACTTTGCAAAGTCCAAACTCACAATAGGAGCTGAACCTGCTGGACCAGTAACCGTTAAGGTACTAGCAGTAATGGAAGTATCCAACACTCTAGGATGTTTTAGGTCGAACACTACTGGAAAAGAATTACCAGCAAAGGCATTAACAGGAGCACTTACAAAAGAAGCTGTAGGTGCTGTGGCAGGTACAGTAACTGCATCATCGTACGTTACAAAGTTGCCAAAGTTGTCGCGTTCAGTGATTAAAGTCATTAGATTGTCCTATGCAATTGAAGCGGTTTCGTCAGTGGAGATGACGATACCTTCATCAGGAAATTGAACTTTGATATCATAAACCTGGGTGCTTAGCACCCGGGTTTCTTGATAATCGGCATTCCACCACATCTCTAAACTAGGAGCTTTGGGCATAGCCAATGCGATGGCACGACGAGAATGAAGTAGAGCAGATTCGTAACCAGCAACTAAGTAATCATCAAGAAGGAAGTCGTCTTGGTCACTACCCCATTGAGTAGGTAGGTAAAGAGACCCAGCCATGCCGGGAGTAGGAGAAGTCTCTGCACCATTCACAGAACTGGGGTCAATATCTGCGTAGTCGTTGCCACCTAATGACAAACCAGTTAGACTGTTGGTCCGAATGTTGTGGTTCAACACGATGGGAATACCCATAATGGTACCCACGATCGTTCCAGAGCGAATGTTAGCAATATCACCGCTATTGAACACACCGGATTGAATGAACTCATCAATGGTAAACAAAGTCACCATATGGCGAGGTCCAATCTCCATAACCATATCCGAGTACGGGACTCCGCGCAGAAGCATGGTTTCTGCAGCATTCAGAATATCAGCGTAGGCAAGAGGGACAGTAGATACGATGTGGTTGTTGGTGGGGTCCCAAGAGATAAACGTAGCGCGCTCGGCGAGTAAAGAATATTCTACATCCTCCATCAATGCCTGAGCAATCTCAGGAGTGTACTCACGAGCAACATCAATCTCAGCAAATAAGTCCACTTTGGAGTCAACAGAAAAACCAGCATAGGTGTGGCGATCCACCACCATTTTCCATTCGCCTTCAGTCCTAGTTTCAAACTGAACTGGAGAACCAGCAACTTTGCGGCGAGGCTTTAGTCGACCGATGAAAGGCTTACGAATAGTATCGCCTTTCTTGCCGTCAAATGAAATCATTTGCACGTAACGGCTCATGGCCATTTCACGTGCGCGATAGCGAAGAGTAGCCGGAATCCAAATTTCCGGAGTATATGCTACTGCTTCTGATTGTCCAATAACGCCACCTTGAGCAGCGCTATATCCAGTATACGTAGTCATCGTCTAATTCCTAGGTCATCATGGTAACCTTTACGAATGCTATTCCAGAAATCATCATCTGACTTCATAGAAATAACATCAGAAAGGTTTTGGTCAGATTGGTTACCTTGAGGAGCATTAGCGATGTTAGCCCGTCCTGCATTGGGAACCGTAGTTTGAGGAGACTGTTGAGCAGTAACACCACGATTCTTTTGAATCAAATTGTATAAGTCAATAATTCCTTTAGAACCTTGCGACGCAATTCGAGTTCTTAATCCCTCGTTGAGAGTAGAAAAAACTTGCGTAGTTTCTGCTAGTCGTTGATTGACAAGCTCAGAAGGAGTTGTACCTAACTGTGCTGCCTCTGCTCCCCATTGGTACATGAGGTCAAGACGCTGCTGCTGAAGAGCAATTTTGTTCTCCATAGCTTGCATCTGTTGCATTGTACCCTGGGCAGTCTCGTTAAAGCTGTTCATCGTTTGTACAGCTTCGCCTACATCTACGCCGAGCGTGTCTTTAAACAGCTGTTGCATGTACTTAACACGGTCGTTAGATTCTTCTGGCGGCTGTTCAGCAGGTTGCTGAGATTCTTCAGTAGAAGTCTCTGTTGACTGTTGAAACGTTTGCTCAATCTGTTGAGCTAAGTCTTGAGGCACCGACTGCTGTTGCTGCTGAGGTACTTCTTGTTGTGCTGGTTGCTGCTGTACTTCTTGACCTTCCAGTTTCTGCTGATGCTGAGTAAAAGCAGCATTCATTTGCTGTTCTAGTGCAGCTTCATCAGCCATACCAGGGTCAACAATACCCTCATGTTCTTGAGGTGTAGGATTGGTATTTAATTCGCTTGCAGTAGTCATTGAGGTACTCCTCCTAATCCAAGTGATGATGCTAATTGTTCAGTAAGTTGAGGCATAGTGCCTGCCTGTTGTGCCGCCTGTAACGCTCCTTGTGCTGCATTACCTCCTAGAAATTGAGCACTATCGTTTAATTCTTGAGCCATAGAAGGAGGACCGGCAGCACCTTGCATCTGTTGCTGACTCATAACAATACGGTCAGCTATCATGGGATTCATCATGTAGGTAAGTTCTTTAATGACTTCAGCCCAGTTAACCATCTGAGCCATCATTTCGTTCTGACCTACAATGTTAAGCCAATCCAAAAGCTGACGTAGGTTATACTCTCTATCAGCAACGTTAGCTGCACCAAGAGCCTTAACACGAAAAGGAAAATCTATATTCTCAGGTCCAATGTTAAGATGTACAGGTCCCATCTGTATCAGTTCACGGTCTTGATAAAACTGACGGCAGTAGACATGAAACTTCTCAAGAAAAGGAATAAGAACTGTAGACTCAAGTTCTGAAAAAACATCTGTTAATCTGGTTCCTCCGACATCTCTTTGTGCCTGAACTTCCGCAGCGGTCACACGCTCAGCCTGACGTTGGTTACCTACTCCAATAAACGGACCAGTACCTATGGCCTTGTCCATCGTCTGGTCCATTAGACCGAGTTCCTGAACAGTAACTCCACCACCATAGTTCATATTAATAGGACGAACTGTATCTCGCTCAGTCACAAATATCTTTTTGCCTGGCGCTACATAGATGTCATCAGGGTCAAGAATACCGTCCTGTACGATTTCCAACATAGTGTCAGAAGCTACAGCAACATTATCTGCATTACGAGACGTTAGCTGGTCTTTGTAGAATATCTGAGAAGCTATAGGTTGTAGTGCTCCAACTCCGTACGGAGATTGAGAAAGACGTAGGTAAGTTCCAACAATAAAAGGCTTGCTGCCATAAGGATTAGTATCTAACGCTAATAACACTCCTTGGTCTGTCCAGGAAGCACGAACATTTTTTAGTAGAACGTCATGTAGAAGTAAATCACCCCAGAATTCGTATATCCGTACAAACCTACCTTCGCTCGAAGTTCTAGGATTATGAGACAAACCTAATAAACTAGAAACAGAATTAAATGTATCTTTATCTATACGAAAGTCATGAGTAGGAGAAATAGCGGGAGACATCATAGTCTCTACTTCTTTCTCAGTGGTAAGATTAAATACATCGTCACGAATTAACTGACGAAACTCAGGTAGAGAAAGTTCGTACGAACGAATCATATTAGCGTCATTTGCCATCTGAGCACGAGGATCAAGAAGAAACTCAAACGGAGATAGAACACGAAAACGAACGTTATCTTCTACCCAAGGAAACATTAGCGCAGCGGTACCAGCGATGCAGCACTCTCGAAGGAACACTCGAAAGTTACTCTTAAACATTGACTGGTCTAGCTTGTTAGCTATGAACTTTCTATTGATTTCTATATGAGCATTAAAGTCTACTCCCATAGGCTCAATGGGTACTAAGTCAAACCACCTTTCGTTAGGAAAGAAAGCAGACATGAAGTAGGAAGTAAGAGTCTCTACCACTTCATAAGCTTTAGGAGACTTGATATTGTGTCTCCAATTCACATCGACATCTCCACCTAGATTTTGAGATACGTAGGTAAGATTGCTTCTCTTGGCTTCAGGGGTAGTTAAATAGTTAGTGTAGTAAGCTCTCCAATTCCACTCCATTTGGGTACGTTCTTTGGAGTAATCGTCAAGAAGCCTCTGAAGTTCTTTAATAACCTCAGAGGATTTAACTTGTGGAGACTTAGAACCAACAGTGCTAATGCCTCTTATATCTAGTATTTTATCCGACATTTACACTGCCCCAACGATTCTCTTTATCATAAAATGTTTCTTGTCGTCCGAAGTCATGGTACACAACTCCACCATGTATAGGATGGGTTCTCATAGTCATAGACTTACGACGACGTTGCTTTGTATCTTTGGTCTGAAAAGCTTTTTCGTAGAGGATAGCAAGAACGTCAACTCCATCATCTTTGGTAGTATCTTTGCCGAAGAATCTAAACTGCTTAGACAATTCTTCGTTTTTGGAAACATACAAAGGAAGATGTAATAGTCCGTTAGACACGACAGGAGAAAGAACAGTCTCTATTCTGTTTATCTTACCATCTCCAGTGTTAGTAGGAGGATTGTACGACTTAACAGAAATAGGACGATACTTCTCAGGTTGCTTAATCCACATCTGCTTAATGGTAAACTCAAGTATTTTGAATCCACCAACCATTTCTACAACAGCTTCATGAAGATTCCATTTGTCAACAAACTCATAAAGTTGTTTTAACCAAACCTCTGGTTTCTCACGTCTCATCCAGAAGTCAATAACCATGAGCTTGTCTTCAATCTTACCACCCACAACCATCGCACAAAAGTCTGACTTTTTAGATGCAGTAGAGGTAGGGTCAACTATAAGACGTGGTTTAAATCTACCAAGAACCGAATGGTCGTAGTTAAAGATGGTTACAAACCCGTCGTCATCTAGTTTGATTTGGTTAGGCTGTAGAAAGTTTATCTTTTGCCAATCAAGTACTGCGTCTTCAAAATCCTCGATTCTGTTGTAATACTGGCTATAGAACCTAGCCAACCCTGTTGCACCAAATGCTCGTTCAAATTGTGCTCGCTTGTATTTCTCGACTTCTTCATTCCACTTTTCTGGCCATAGGTATCCATCTGAATTATCAATCCCATTTTGATAGATGTTCTTTTGGTACACTTCAAAATGAAGTTCGTCAGCATTCTCAATGATATGACCGTAATAGTCCATATCGTCGTAACGAGTGCCAATGACACTCATTCTTCCCCCAGATATCGCCCAGTTCCGTAAACTGTTAAAGTGCGTTTCGGATACTGCTTTAAACTGCTGGACGAGTTCAACGTCGATATAGGGGTCGTCGAGTACTGATTCAATATCATAAATCCAGGAGTAGGTTTTCTGGATTTTAGTCTCTGATGAGCAGTTCTCAAACGTATGGACATCATCGAAAATAATCTCATCGAAGTGAAAACCAGTAGAAGTCTGGCCTACTGAACCAGCAGTTAGAGTAGGTTCTTTAAGAACTCTCGACCTAACAACTTGGAGCGCTTCAGCTCTCCAAACTTTCTTCTTGGTGTTAGCTTTATCGGTAATAGAGAACTCATCTCCAAATTCACTACTAACATCTCGTATCAAGCTACGACGCTGTTTTCCTAAAGAATCCATATCCGGAATCAATTGACCTTCAATATGAGGCCTTGAGTTCCAAACGTTTTCTTTGTTCCAATCGTCCACTAAATACGATTCTACCTCTCGAATAAATGCCTTAGAGAGTTTGAGAGACTCACAACCAACAAACAAACGAATGTTTGGGTTTTGGTAAATCCGCCACAGAGAGTAGGCAACGGATAAAATCGTAGACTTGAGATGTCCACGAGGCATTAGAACGAGAGAACGAAACGAAGCGTAGGGACGAAACTTCCAAGCTACTAACTCACGATGGCATTCAGCAAAAGCTAATGGACCACCATGAAAGTTAATTAATTTCAGAAACTTCCAGAAGTCAAAAAGAGCTTGGATTTTTTCTACTCGACTAGGAACAGGTCGATCAGCTGATACAGCGGAAGTAGAAATATTGAGAGAAAGAAGGTCTTTAGTTCGGTCAGGAATTTCAAGACCTTCTAACAGTTCTTCGATTAACTGAGACTCATTACTCAGAATTGCGGAACGTTTCTTATCGCTACCAAACTGTTCTACCTCCACCGGCTTTTGAACCGGAGAGGTAGACAATTCGTTAAGAAAACCCTTTAGGTAGCGATTAGTCATATTCTAACCAAACAATTCCTGTTGAAGTAAGTAACCTTCTAATTGCCAGAGAGTTTTAGCAGCCATTTCTCTAGCCACCCTTCGACCGATTTCTAAGTCAAAATTAGCCGGATCAACACAAGCAGCACGACCTATGAGAGTAAAACCGTTCTTTTTGAGACGGTAAGAAACTACTAGTTCTTTATCCCAGAACACACTCTCTTGAGTTTCAGCTTCATCTAACAACTGGTCAATTTGTTCCCGTGTTACCTTGTTCTCCATTACAGTAAATCCGCAGCAGAAGTTGAAGGACCAGAGGGAGTGTCTACGCCGTCCTCTTCGTCTTTCAATCGACGAACGATAGACTTGACTTCAATCAATCCATCAATAACAAAATCAATGATTTCGTCGTAGCGACCAAAGTCAAACTCACGAAGAAGAGAAAGTAATTCCATTTTCGCTTGGACACTGTCGTCTTCGGAAGGCTCAACGGTAAGCGCTGAAGCATATTGAAGGCTAATAGGACGGTCGAGGTCCGTAGCAACCTTGCGCTGCTTAGCGAGTACATCAACAGCCGTATTGATGCCAAATGCCATCTCTTCATCTTTCACAAACTCTCCGATGAGAGCGGAAGTACCGGCAGTACGAATAGCATCACGAGCTGAAGAGCCGTTAGCCATGTTAGCAATAAGACCGAGGCCAGTAGTAATTCCGAGGTTCTTGAATCGTTTTAAGTCCATCAGTTGGTTACCGAATAAACATTGGGGCTACGCATACCAGTTGCAGAGAAAGAGTAAATCATCGTCGCCGCAACACGATAGGTATCATTAGGGGTTGGAGTGAGGTTAAGACCGACCGCTTTGTTCGTGTCGTCAGCAACGACAGCGACAGTAAGGCCAGCAACAGCAGCATCAAATTCAACAATTGGGTTTCCATCAGTTGCCCTAAAGTTGGTAGGAAAAACTGATACAGTTCCAGCATTGTTTTGAACAGAGAAGTAGATGATTGATGAAGCAGGGTTACCACCGTCAGTAACGTTCCAAGCAGAAACAATTATTTGACCTGTAACAATTGAATCCTGAGGAAGATAAAAGCGACTTCCTTCTTCTCCATTCAAAAAAACCTCTGCTGCTCCGGGAGAACCGTCCCCAATTACTTCGCCAAAATAACGAAGTACACCAGGAAGAGCGTTCTCTTCTAAAGCTGTATGAAAAAGTTCTGCACGATTTCGAGTAGTACCTTGATTAGCCATGTGAATTCCTATTAAGCGGTAATCGAGTAGTAGTTAGAAGGCCTAAAGTCTGGAGACACAAACGTATAATCCAAAGTTGCAGTGACAATAAAAGTGCTGTTGAGAGCAGGAGTAAACAGCATTGTAAGTGCTTTAATTGTATCATTTGCGGTAACCGCAAATGATACATTGGGATTACCTGAAGCTCCAAAAAGACCAGCTTCAACTGCTGTAACGGTTCCATTGATATTGAAACCTTCAAAACCAATACCTGCAGTCCATGTCTCGTTAGAAGCGCTAGCACCGGGAGGCCAAGCAGAAATCTTCAAAAGCCCAACAACTGCAGAATTAGTAGGTAGATAAAATCGTTGGTCCTGTTCCCCGTTAATGAACAACTCAACCGCAGAAGTAGGAGAACCTACAGTCACTTCAGTAAAGTAGCGAAGACTAGTAGGAATATTGCCCGCTAAAAGAGCATCATTCCACAACTCCGCTCGTGTTCGTATCGTTCCTTGGTTGGCCATGATTAAACTAATAATCCTTGTCGTTCTTGTTCGGTGAGTAGTAATGAGGCAGGTGCCGAGCGATTAACGCGTCGACGTCTAGCATTGTTTTCTACTTGAGCGTTAAGTCCGGCAGCGGCACGTCGTTGTTGGCGTTGTTCTGCGGATTGAATTCGTAGTGACTCTTGAGTAGCTAAATCAGCTTGCCGAGCCTGTTGAGCGGTAGCTTCTTCGAGTAGAGAAGCAAATGAAGTTTGAGCTTCGGTAGTCTGTTGCTGAAGTACGTTAAGAGCATTAATTTGCTGGTTAGTAACTTCTGATTGTTGTTCCAACTGCTGCTGCAATAGGTCTAGCTCACGTTGGTTAGCCTGTGCAGCTTCTTGCTCTAAACGAATACGTTCCTGTTCAAGTAGAAATTGTTGCTCTTGTGCTCGTTGGGTTGCGGGATCAGGTCCCGAAGGTCCACGTCCGCCCATTAGTCGTCACCCCCGAACGATGATAAAAAGTCACCTAAATCGTTCTCTTCTTCAACTTCCTGCTCAATAGGCTCAATAGGAGGTGTTGGAGCCTTTACAGGATTAGAAGGTAGAGAAACTTTCTTATCTGCTCCCAAACTTTGGAGCTTCTCAGCGTAGGTAGAAGAACCTTTGAGAAAGTCGAAGTACTTCTTCCAACGAGTGTTAACGGCGTTACGAGCTACTTCTGAGCGACGCTTAGATGAGCGCCGAGCATCCAGAGAATTGGAGTTGATTCGAGAGTCATACTTGTTGGTGTAATATTCAGTTAGTTCAACAAGAGTGACGTTAGCCTTGTCACATTGAGACATGATGCTAAATAGCAACTCATCTCGGCGCTGTTGCCCTCTTTGTCTACGGTATTCTACGATATCAGCCATTTATTTGGTTTCCTGAGTTGTTTGAGAGGAGAGAGTAAGATTCGAGAGAAGAGAAACCTATGACGAACTACTACAAGTATAGTAGATTTTACAACGAGTATGCAACCCCCAGTTTATCTACCTTCAGAGTTAAACCAAAGAAATATTACAAACAAAGCCCAGAACACTAAAGCTAAACAAACAAAAAATAAAGCCATAGATTTACCTTCGATAGTTTCTCACACGACGCTTCATAGCGGGTGTACGAGACTCAGGAACTCCACCGGTAGCTAGAGTCTGAAAGATAACTAACAAACCGAAAACCATAATTCCGAACAATGCAGCGTAAATCATTCGTTTTCCTCCTCTTTCACTTTAATCTTCTCGTACCTAATGTTTTCCGACATGTTAGCAACTGAGTTAATAACGTCACGATAAGCATCATCGATGTCGACTAACTTTCTGAGCACAGTATGTAGAAAGAAACTAATCTCGCTGAGAATTCGCGTAGGACCACCATTCGACGATAACTCAGTGTAACCCTTTTCAAACACATCAGCAGGAGACCAAGAAACGTATCCATCCTTGTACATAACAAAATAACCATCTACAACACTAAGGCCGCTATTCGAAGCCATGCTTTCAAAACGAACTTTGTCCGAATCCGTTAACAATACTTCTTGACCTTCTCCAAGAATTAAGGTATTTTTGTGCTCACCCTGAATTCGTGCAGCTTCAACAATCTTATGACAAATGTAACTTTTCATCATTTCCTTTTTCTCCACTCACGATGTAAAGAATTCAAATCATTTTTTCTACGAGGTTTGAGTTTAGGACGTAGAAAAATTAGAACAACAAAGAACAGAATTACAGAGAGTAGAAAAATTATCATCTTCCGGTTCCTCTGCCTTTTACACGACCATAGTACTTCGGAAAAGGCTTGGCTTGGGGACGATATTTAGGGTCATGAAACCAGCCTGAGTCAGGAAATTCGCTAGGCTTAAAGTCATCATCAAACGCTTGTCGCTGAGCCTCTGCTCGTTTTCTACGTTCAGCGTTAGAAATGGAGCGTAGAATAATCCAAGCTAGTAGAATTAATGCAAGTAATCCGAATATAGTCACATCATCACCACGAACGCAGCATAAAGAGTCAAAACAATCAGTAGTAAAGGAAACAGGGTCATTAAATGTACTCCAACAAATCTTCAACAGACACTTCAAGAACTTTAGCTATTTGAACAAACTGCAGAACTCGGATTCTTTGTTTTCCCAGTTCCATATTAGTGAGAGAAGGACGACTAACTCCTATTTCTAAAGCTAACTGACTTTGGTTCAAACCGCACTCTTCTCTTCTGGTACGTATGCATCTTCCAAGTTCTTGGTAGAAATCAGTCATACTTCTTCTCCGTTTTGGTCTAGCATCGTGTACCCATTGCGCAGGAGATACTGCATCATTCGAAAACCTTTAGAACCATCGTGGTCCTTATATTCTCCTACGACTCCATAGTGAGGGTGAGCAGTGTGAGAGGACCATTGAACCTGGTCATTGGAGTATTGGAGTTGAGGAGTAGAATACTCATCGGACTTGAACCAACGTAGAAACTTAACCATCGGATATACCTCTAGATTTGTTAACTATCGATTTCACCGTCTCCTGTGTCTTGAACGTATTTTCTACGAAGCATTCGAGTGTTGTAGTGCTTGTAGTCTTGAGGGTCTTTGCTTAGCCAAGCATCAACAGAGGTAGACGCAGACTCGAAGTTTTCTTCTCTCCAGTTCCTAAACTTATCCTCATCAAGACTTACACCAAGAAACTTCTTCCACATCTAAGGTACAAGCTCCCAATCAGTAGCAAAACAATCATCTAGAGAAGGAAAGTACGGTTGTTCAGAAGCAATAGTGTCGTCAGAAACGTAAAAGATACTAACGACTGGAGCCCAAGGAGACCAAGCAGGCTGCCAAGTCCTCAGATAAACGGTAGGAATAGAAGCTCTACGAACACGGTTACCTAAAGCTATCTGCTCCTGAGCCCAAGCATAGTTAAACATCTTTCTTGTCCTCTTCTTCTTGTTTCTTGGCTAATCTATCGTTCCTTTCGTGTACTCTAGAGAGACGTTCTTTAGAAAAGATATCTCTCAGCAATTGCCAGTATCCATCATTTATCTCTTCCATCTTTTCCTCCTAGTAGAAGTAGAATAATTCCTATCAACATCAGTATCAGTCCTAGGCTCATTCTACCAAAGCTCTCAACTCTTTGGACGAAGCGTAGTGAAACTGTTCGTTAAGTTCACGCATCTTTTCGTCTGCTTCTCTCTTCTCCTGTTCAAGTAGATAAAGTTGGTGCTGGTATTCTAACTCTTGCTTTAGTTTACGAAATAGTTTCATAGTCTTACTCCTCCTCCTGAGCCTTAATAGCCTGCTGTCTCTCATACTCTAACCAATCCTCATAGGCCTTGCGAACAGCCATTCTTTCAGCATGAGCAGAAGTAGATCTAATCACAAACGCTATCAGAAGCGCTCCCATCAGTAGAACAATTAGATGCATTTTCTTTCCTCCTCGCATTAGCTAGGCTATTACGCCATTTCATCAGTAACAACATTCTCTTAATCTCTAAATCCCTTCTCTCAATCTCCCTTTCAATCTCATCTACATCCATCAGTTACACCTCCATCGCTACTACTCAAGTATACTCTATTAGAAGAAGTAGAGTCAACTAGTAGTAGAGTAGAAGGAGAGTTAGAAAACAGATGTTACCGTACTGGTAACGTTCGGTAAACCGTACTCCAAGGTTCGGCTCAATCGTAGAACCCTATTGGTATCGTATGCTAAGATGCGGTTGGACCTGTACGAGGCCGAACAAAGAGGCCTCACACGAAGGAACAGGAAGTTAAATAAAATGGCTAAGAACCGAGGTAGTAGATGGGTAGCGGGTTTAACTCCTACTCATTTTAAGTCTTATAAGTATTATTCTTCTAAAGTTAAACGTATTAAAAGGTACAATAAAAAACTAGTTCGAGAAGGTGATAGAATCGTACTTAAAGTAGAACGTAATAAAAACTATCCTTCTACTTAGTCTGAAACATTTAGTATCAGTCGAGTAGTCGTCTTATACTTCTACTCTTCTTCTTCTAAAGTTTCTAGACTTCTTTTCTACTCTAAATGAATTACTACAGAATGGAAAACATGGAGTAGATTAGAATGAGAAGATGGTAAGAAATACTATGAAAAAATTTAAGGTAAAAATTTTTTAGGTACTTCTTCTAGGAAAAAAATTTGTAGAGTACTGAATATAAAAGTAACAACATTTTATCCCCCCTTGTACTTTTAGAACGAATAGAACGAATAAGGTATTTTAATGATGGAAGTGTATAGAAATAATATTCTCTAATATAACTTCCTATTATCATTCTTCTCTCTTCTATTCTTTCTTCTAATATATATTCTTTTCTTTATATAACTTCTTCTTATACTTCTTCTCTTAAGTACCTTCCTAACTAAGATTAGAAGGAGATGGAAAACTTGGAGGTACCTAGTACATACATAGTACTATAATATATATTTATATTTAGTTAAATATAAATATATATTATATTATAATACTCTTACGCGCACGCACGTACGCGATACGCACGCGCAGACACCTAAGATTTTCCTACTTCAAAATTAGGTATTTCTACCTGTTGACATCCTGAACCTACCTGTGCCATGATGTACACATCGAAACGGAGAACAGACATGAAACTCGAAATCAACAAAGCTCAACTAGCTATCATCTTCGAAGCACTGGCCTACCAGGGTGAAGAAGAGATGAGTAGGATGCTGAAATCCATGTCCGAAGGCTACACTGAGCAAGAGATGCCCATCAGTGCGAACGAACTACAAGTTCACTACAACATCCTCGTAGAGCAAGTCTCTGAGGTAGTAGAGTCAGAGGACTGGAACTGGGAAAACAACAACAAGACCATCGACTGTTGCCACGACGAGAACGGAGACGAATTCTAGAAAGTAGTACATAAGCACCCTTGACTCCTCAGTTTGAGGGTGCTAATCTAGAAACATAGAGAACAGGAGAACGAAGATGAGCGCAAGAGAACGAATCCAATCCATTCTCACTAGGTCCAGAGAGATTCAGGAACTAGAGAGACAGCAGGATGAGAGACTGAAGCTGATGCTATCACAGTTGAACTCAATCAAGCACGGACTGGATGAGGTAGAAACCATCCTCTCTGAAACTATAGAGGGGGTAGAAGAGTAGAGATAATGAGGAGGGCGTGAGCCCTCCAGTAGTACAAACAAGAGGTAGAACAGATAGTCTACAAACTTAGAGGTATTCCGATGGACTACACAACCAACAACATGGGACCTAAGGCATTCGTATTTATGATGGCACTGATTCTAGTAGCGGGGGTACAGTCAAGGCTAAGCCCTTCCTCTCCTACTCCAGACCACTGGTACGATACTCAATATCAGGAGATGATACAACCATGAGTAGTGAAAGTAGAGAGCAAGAGAAACTACGTCGTATCAACGAGGCTACCGCAGCTCAGTTAGGAGTAGATCTAGGAGATGATACCTACTCCTCTCAGGATGAGCGTGATGCTGAGAGAGTGAGACGAGCAGCGAATGGAGGTAGATAACATGAACATTCCTACTTACATTTCCACTGAATCTAGAGCTATCGCTAGCTACTGGTACGCTTCCGACTATCACAATGGTATGAGTGACTGGAGGTACTTACATACTTGTCTAAGTTCCTATCAACCTAGTGCATCCGAATCTATTGATGACTACGCAAGTAATGTTGAGGTAATGGAGGCGTACGATTGGTTTATTAAGAAATATGAATGATTGTACTTCTAGCCTTGCAATCTTCAGGGCTAGCAGCTACAATCTAAGTAGCGAACAACAAAACAGGAGAACAACCATGACCTACTCTAACAACCAGTCAGTGAGCGTAACACGCAAGACACTGAGGGGCTACTCCGAACAGAAGCTCTATCGCATGCGTAAGCTCAATCGCCTAAGCGCTAAGCGTACTTCTAAGTAGGGATAACTGGGGGACTACGGTCTCCCTCTTGTCCACACTAAGGAGGAACTAATGACTCGTAAACTTACCTTTGAGGATAAAGTAGCAATCAGAAAGTTGTACGATTCTACCGATATGAGTTATAGTGAACTAGCTCAAAGGTTCAACGTTAGTGCATCCACCATCGGTAATGCTATCAACAGTGAGAGAAACAGAAAGAGAAGGAGAATCAATGAGAGCACTATCTAGACGATTACTCTACGTCATCATCACTCTACTTCTACTAGGAGTGGTGGTCACACCCGAAGCTAACAACAATTCAGTAGTGGAGGTAGAACGATGACGGGATTTAATATTATTGGAACAATGACTAAGGATGGAAAGTCAGTGAGACAGCACAACCAACAGCAAACCGATGTACTGATGTATGTAGTCAAGACGATGAGTGAGTACGTTACTAGTCTTGATAATCCTACCATTCATGGATATCTTTCCTACCTACGTAAGCGTGCTCAACAAACTGATTTCGTACATTACGATTGTGATAAGGATGAGTACATTGATGCTATCACTCAAGTGGAAGAATTAGAACGAGAAGTAGATCAGTTATGTGAAGATTTAGAGGAGGTAGAGCCATGATGTTAATTCCTTTGTTGGTTCTAGTTGGCACTCACTCACTAGCTGTGTTACTATCGATTTGTCTAGTGGTGAAGTTAATGGAGGTACTATCTTGAAGTACAATCTACTAGCGGCAATTATCCTTAGCGCATCTGTTGTTTACCATGCTAATGTTATAAGAGCTAAGCCTGTTTACATCAATAGTGACACGCTGTTAGACATGGTTAAAGTTTCTTGCAACGGCGTACCTAATAACATTGAGTGTACTCGATGGGTAATAAGCAAGTACTTACCTGGTTCACAAAGATTAACTGAGTTTACTTTTGGAGAAGACAATCAACCATGAGCTACCGCATGCCCTACCCGTTTGAAGAAGGTAAGCACTACGAGGTAGACGAGAAGACAGGGTGCTGGAACTGGATACGATATCGACATAGGTCAGGTTACGGTGTGTTAAGAAGTGGTGTTCGTGCGCACAGACTATCGTACGAGTCTTATCACGACATTGTTATACCTAAAGGTTTGTATTGTTGCCATCGTTGTGATAACCCAAGCTGTGTCAACCCAGACCATTTGTTTCTTGGTACACAACTTGACAATGTGAGAGACATGATGAACAAGGGTAGAGCGAATCATCCAGAAAAGTTTACTACCACTGCGCTTATGTTGTATGGTAGACTTAATCCAGGATGGACTTACTCACAGGCAGCTGAGTTCTTCGGAGTTCATAAACAGACCGTATTCAGAAGAGTGAAGAACAATCGACAAGTGGATTTTGGGAGGTAACATATGCAACATATAATGCTTACGAACGAAGAGTTTGACGCTGTCTATCAGCAACTTCTAGAATCACTGATATACACTGATGACCCTGCACTGGAATCAGCTATCGGTAAGTTCCATAAGCGATTCAATCTACAGCAAGCAGTGGGTGATGTGAAGGTTGTTGATGCTGGTAATGCTGAACTTAACATTTATGTAGAAGCTAGGGACTTAACCGACGATGTTTGTATTACAGAGAGTACAGATTCTTAAGCTGCATGATCTCGGGTTATCTACTAGAGACATAGCCATTCGTCTTAGCCTACGGGAAGATAGAGTAGAGAGAGTGATTCGAAAGTACAGGAGGTAAGAATGTGGATACTTACTAGGATAAGAATGTTTAACTTCTACCTAAAAGGTTGGAGTGCTGAGAAGATAGCTGAACGTGCGGGTGTAAAGCTAGAAGTGGTAGAAGAGTTCATTCGTAACATCGAAGCTGATAAGGAGGATTAGATATGTTTGGATTCGCACTTGTAGTTTTGTTTAGCCTGCTAGTCTGGAAGGTGATTGACCTGGATGACCGTATTAAAAAGTTAGAGAAAACTATCCCTAAACCTATGGAGTTTGACAATGACTGAAGCATTTCTTATCATGTTTCTTGTAGCTGGAGTAGGACTACTACTCGGTGTACTGTTTGCTGAACCATTCAAGAGGAAGTGACTATGACTGGAGTAATGATTGTTGGTTTGTTGCTCGGTGTATTCATCGCAATGTACACCCTGGGTGATCTACCCGGACAAGACGGACCTCCTAAGCGCCGCCGTCGCCGTCACTACGATGACTATGAGGATTAAACCATGGAACTACTAGCGATTATGTTGGGCATGTTGATTTGTATTCTTTGGATTAGTAGGCAAGGAGGTGTATGATGTTTGCATTTATCTTAGGATTCGCAGTGTTCGGTATCTTTCTTACCTTTGCATACGCCATGGCAGTAGCTGCTGATGAAGAGATGCCTCATCCTTCTCAAGATGAGATGGACGACGCAGTTGACAACGACGATTGAAATGTACTAAGCTTTAATTGTTGTTACTAGGGATTGCGGCGAATACCGCTACTCTAACAACAGCATACGACGAACCCATCACAGTGGGAAATCAGGGTCATCTACTTTTCTACTATCACGAGAGAGAGAACTATGCGACTCATTCTTACCTTTTGCCTTAGCAATGGACAAAGCTACAAAGACAACACCACGTTTAATAACTACCGCGAAGCTGAGGACGCAATAAATAAGTATCTAACCAAGCTTAGGTACATTCCTATTTGGGTTTCGGAAACGTTAGTTTTCATAGTCCCCAGCCATATCGCTTCAATTGAAGTAACAAAGGAGGAAGACAAATGAAACAATTAATCATTGGAGCTAGTATCATTGCAGCTGTTATGTTTCCTACCGCTGCTCAGTCTGAAACAATTCAGATGGTTACGGAGGGCGTCAGTCGCAGCACAGGTAATGTTGGATTCGCTAGTACTGTATGTGTAGAAACAGACACACCTAACCTTTATTACTGCACCACAGCGGTTACCGAGATTGTAGAAGAAGGACACGTCTACGGTAATGAAGTAAGTAACATGGCTAACACAATTCGTAGTAATGGTGGTACTGTAGAAGTAGTAGAAGAACCAATAGATAAACCACAGATTGGAGGACTATACTAATGGACAGAATCACACGATGGCTGAATAAGCGGTGCGCTGAACTGCAAGCTAACAGGCTGGGCGCTAAGCAAATCACAGTGGAAGAATACCAGGCGATACGAAGGATTAATTCTAGAAATAGGTAGAAGACATGAACATTCCTGCTATCATCACTAACATTCTAATATCTCTACCCTATCCGGTAGACTACACTCAGGTAGTGGGCAATGTTCAAGCATTACTATCGGAACACAGTGATGTACCCATCGATAGTCATCTAGTGCGTAACGCTGTGTTAACTTCACTGGACATTCTAGACAATACCGAGTATGATTTAGATATGGTTCTACTAGGAGAATTGAATGATGAAGAGGGATTCTACGACTACGACTGGATTGAAGGATCTGGTATCCGAGACCTCCGAAGCTAAGGCTCATGCTCTCCAGTCTGCACTGGAGCAGTCAGATGACAAGACAGCTGAACGTATTCTACTCTACGCTGAGTCACTTGGCTTCGCTCAGGTCTATCTACAATTAGCGTTAATCCGTAAGATGAGGGCAGAAAAACATGGTTAAGCTAGAACTAACACAAGATGAATTGAGAGTACTTCTCTTCTGTCTACTCAACAGCGACCACGATATTCCAGAGTTCTTTGATGACACCAGTGCTTATCACAGTGTTGCTGCCAAGTGTACCGAGCTACGTAGAGAGTACATGCTCAATCATCACCGCGTAGGCGAATCTGGTAAAAAATTTCAACCAGTTCAGCTGGAATTAGACCTAAACTAGGGGTTGCACAACACCTTCCAAATACCCTATACTGGTATACAGAGAGTAAGATTTTTTCCTTGGGGTGAGAGCCAAGGATTCGACTAGACCTTGAGAAAGTTTAGTCAAACACAGAGAAGGAGAACACTGACGATGAACTTATTCCTGATTGAGCGACATCCTGACCTAATAGCAAAAGCATTAGACGATAAACGTTTGTTTGCTCAAGCTAAAGAAGGCGTACAAATGCTTTCTACTGCTATACTAGCTATCGGTCGTCCTATCTACAAATCAAATGGTGAACTGATGAAACCTGCTCATCAAAACCATCCGTTAACTAAGTGGGTAGCTCAGTCAGGACAAGCATTTCGGTTGATGTACGATGTTTCAGTCAACTGCTTAATTGAACACCATCATCGATTTGGAACACACTACAAGTTAATAACTCAGCTCAAACAACTAAAACACTATCGGTATGCATTTCCCAGTAGAGATAACTTTTCCTACTGCCTTTGTCTACCCGGGCAGTACCTAGAATTAGCAGGTGGTAAGTACTGCTCTGACCTGGATCAAGTCGTTAAACTGTACCGAGCGTATTGCTACTACAGCAAGCGCATGCAGTTCGATAGCTACACTAAAAGGCTTATGCCTCAGTGGCTGCTAAACGTTGACAAAATCAAGGATGTAGAATGCTCTGAGTTAGCTCCTTTTTAGGTTATAAAACTATTAAGTTATGCTACACTTAAAGCACCTTCCTTTCGACAAGTAACTTAAGCCTTAGGAGGCAAAACACATGAAATCATTATCTGAAGTCAACTTCGACAAGTACGAACCGCTAGTCATTGGCGATGACCTCAAGCAGACATCTCAGAAAGCTCTATACAAGTTCTGGATGGAAACCTGTGAGCGTCTTGGTCTTCAGTACAAGTTCGATGCTGACGGCTACCTGTTAGATATGGATACCCTGGGAAAGGGATTCATCGTCGAGAATCTACAATGGGCAGGTGCTCTTCCTGATGATTGGGAAGAAGGCGAATTGATGACTCTTGGCGAGTTAGCTGAGTCTCGCGAATTTGAAACTAATCTGTTTCAATTCCAGGTCAATCCTAATATTGTAGAAAAGCTTCTGGTTGATCGTGAGCACGGTCTTCTAAAGAATGCCAAACTCTACACTCCTATCTCTGTTGTCTACCGCCCCAACAGTGACCAGGCTATCATCGGTGGTGGACGTCACCGGCTGGTTGCGCTGTTGACCATGTTTAAGGTCATTCGCGGCTACGAGAATTTTGTTATCTATGTAAACAAAAACTATGCTAAATCTAACTCTGATTTGGCCGTCTACGTCGAACTGAATAACAAGTCTCGCACGATGACTGCAACTGAAGTCAGCATGCTTGACTCTGCAGCTAAAGGTGAAGGTCTAACCATCTTCTCTACTCCTGAAGAATTCTACAAGCGTGCTCGTAAGTTCACTCAGACTGCTGACCTCAAAGACCTAGCTCGCCGTCTGTGGGTAGCGCTTGCAGAAAACACTGTACTCGAATCCTCTACCACTACCAACGCTATTGGTGACTTAGGCTACAGCTTTACCTCCAAGTTCTGCCGTCAGCTGAACGCTGTTTATGGTCGTGGTGCAGACAAGTGCTTGCTCCTGGTTGATGATGAGACTCAAGTATTTGAGGCAGTAACTACTTCTGCATTCGAAACTTTGATTAACAACTGGCATGCTTACTGTCAAGAAATTCGTGTCCCTGTTCGCGGACGTGACGGCACCCTCAAGACAGACGAAGAAGGTCAGACCATGTTCAACCTGAACATCTCTCGCTCCGTCAATCAGCTTGCACAAATGCTGTGTGAAGTGATGATGGAAAGCGTAGGTGAGCAACTTGGTACCATCGTTGAAGCTGAGCGTCAGAAGGATGCCCAGAAGAAGCAGCAAGCCAAAGAGAACAACAAGGCTAAGGCCATTGAGCGTTCTATTGCTACTCTTCAGAACAGCATTGAACAGTTCGAGCGTCTCAACATGGTTGTTCCCGACACCTTCCGTCAACAGATTGAGCAGAAGCGTGCTGAGCTTCGGCAAGAGTTAGCGGCTTCTCCTGTTGTCGAAAAACTGCCTCAAGCTGACACTACAGATGAGCTTCGTGATCTGCTAGGCTAATTGCTTTAGGCAAACCTTTAGGGAGAGGTCACCCTCTGTTCTCCTTACCTCTCCCTTTCCTACTCCTTACCTATAACCTATGACATGAAGAACGCAACTGAATGGTTAGCTGCAGTCATCGTGACAAAGCAGCAAGAGGTCCAAAGACGACGCGGTCTGGACTCTGCCGACCACGAGATGTTCTCTAGAGCACTCACTAGATACCAGCACACTGAACAGGAGATAGCGGAGTTTAGAAGACGACAACCTGAAGGTACTAGTGACCCTAGAGTAAGTGATAAGTGGAAGCCCTGTACTAGCTACACTCCTCCTACTAAGACTAAGGTAGTAGACAACAAACCTAGAAATGAACAACAGTCAAAAGCAGTGCGTTCGCTACTTAGCGGGCTTAAGAATAAAAGAGTTCAGCCCTGACTACTGGATAGTAGAGAATGGTAGGATACTATCTACTAGACGAAGTAGGTCTTACAAACTTCTTCGACCCAGACCAGACTCAGGAGGATACCTCCAAGTCACAGCTAACGGTCAGGAGCATCTCATTCATCGTCTAGTAGCTCAAGCTTTTCTGCCTAATCCCGATAACCTACCAGAAGTAGACCACATAGACAGAGACAAGGCCAACAACGATATCAGTAATCTACGTTGGGTCACTAGCAAAGAGAACGCTAATGCTTGGAGGAACTATGATAAAACTAAAGCTCTACAGTTTAAATCTTCGAGAGGTGATGAACCAGGGGGTATTAACAACTTTATTTTGGATAGGAAAAAAAATATTTAGACTTGGGCACTACGGGCATTGCGCTCTAGTAGTTGATAAAACAGAATACAGCCTCACTATAGATGGGATAGTTAGTTATGATGAAGATGAAGCTAATCATTTCACTCACGACTACCTTCTATTAGATGTAGATGAATACGTAGTTCTGACTCAGATAGTTAGGTTTGGAGATATAGTAGGAAACAAGGTACGGGTTACTCTACCTTCTCTTCTACGTGCTTTATCGCGTCCTAACTGCTATCATGAGCACGCCTGCTGTACGCATTTTGTTTCCTACTGTCTCTCTATTCCGCCAACCACCTTTGTAGATGAGCTATGTCAGACGATACTTTCCTCGGATACGAGCCATGTCCCCGTTGTGGTTCCAAAGACAACGTCGGAGTCTGGAAGTCTCCAGAGGGTAGGGAAAAACGCTATTGCTTCAGTTGCGAGGAGACAATCGGAGCTAAACCTCATAAGAAAATTAGATGGCCTCTACGCAGCTACAGCCATGGCGTTATCGAATGGAGAAAGATTACGAAGGAAACTTGTATCAAATATGATGTTCTTAAGTCAGGACAAGTCATAGCTTTTCCTTTGTACGTAAAGAACAAGGTGGTAGGTGTAAAGTACAGAGATTTTCTGTTTCATAAGTCTGAGAAAGACTTGCACATGTCAACAGAAGGTCAGTACTCTGGACATTTCTTTGGATGGAATGCAGTTAATACCAAAAAAATTATAGCGATTGCGCTAGGTGAATTTGATGCAATGTCGGTTCTACAAGCAACTGGGATACCCTGTATATCTCCACCAAACGGGGACTCATCCTTGGTTCCATCCATCAAACGAAACTATGAGCAGCTATCCGGATTTGAGAAAATTTATTTCATACCAGACAGGGACAAAAATAATCGCAATGCATTGCAACCAAGTCAAGCAGTAGAAGAAGCGGTTAAACTTCTAGGAAAGGAACGATGCTTAGTAGCTAACCTTTCCTATGATGACCCCAACGAGTATCTATTAGAAGGTAAATCTAGCCTACTCAAAGAAGCTTTCTGGTCCGCACAACCATGCACAGCAGACTTTTTCTACTCTTCTACCTCTTCTTTAATAAGCCCTACCCAGATGGGCATAATCACGGGTATGGCTCCTCTTGATGAGAAGCTTCAAGGCCTGAGAAGCGAAGAAGTTACCTACGTATTAGGTGCTCCAGGGCAAGGTAAGACTACGTTTGTTCAGTACCTGATGTGGTGCTTAGCTAGTAGACAAGTACGTACGTGTGCTGTTATTCTAGAAGGAGGTCATAGAAAGTTTGTCACTAAGTTAGCTAACGTATTCGCTGGCGGTAACTATTACCTATGTGACAAGGAACAAACTAAAGCTGTTAATCAACAAATAGATGAGTTTGTTTTAGTAGACAAGAGTAGTAGTGGAGCATCTCCTAAAGACATTGAACAGCACATTAAAGCAGCCTGTAAAGTTCACAACGCCAAAGTAGTAGTTGTAGACAATATAACCGCCGCAGGAAACACAGACAAATTCTTCGAATCTACTAGTGAGTTTGTCTACATGTTCGATAGGTTAGCTACTGAGTTAGGAGTTCATTTCATAGTTATCAGTCACGTGGGTAGAGCAGGGTACAATGAACCTCCCGCACTCGGTTCTGGTCTAGGCTCAGGCATGATAGAAAGAGTAGGGTTCAATGTTATCGGAGTACACAGAAAGAGAGGAGATAATAAGTCTCGAATCGAGATACTTAAGAACAGAGAGGTAGGTCCGCCAGGGGAAGGAGTGTTCAGTCTAACCTATGACCTAAACACCAGTCGTTACTCAGGAGTACAATACGATTATGCCAGTGAACGTAGTTGAACAGGGCTTACTAGATAAGTATCCAGCATTAATTAGAATACCAGAAAAGGTGGGTGCGCCTCCTATCTCTGTGACTATAACCAAAAACCATTATCCAGATTTTAAGATTCTATTTCCAGAAGACAAAGCTGGCCTGTGGGTAGAATGCAAGGGACATATTCGCGACCGTCTCTACCTACATATGCTTCGTCATTTTCCCGAAGACTTAAAACAATATTATCGTGTTGTTCTGGTTCAAAGTAGTAAGAATGAAAGACAAAAAGTAGGAAAAACTCTTACTAAAATAGGAATCAAATGGTCTGAGTTTACTATTCCTGACCAATGGTTCGTTGACGCTAAGGACTTGTGGGAGAAAGCTAATGCTGAATCGCTGGCCTGATTTTAGTAGACTAAAAGAAAATACTTCTGTACTCAATCTATGTGGAATAGACATTGAGACTACAGCTATTGATGATGTCACAGGAGACGTAGAAAAGATTTGGTCTATCTCTTGGTACTGCTCTGATAAGGATAAACCATCGTCAGTCTTTTGGAAAGATGGAATAACTAAACAGCACTTAGCATTTCTATTTGAGAATTGTGGTTCACTGGCTATCGTAAGGCAAGCTATAGATCCTCAGTCCACCAAGCTCTTAGAGTTACGAAATATTCTGTGTGGAGAAACTAAGTACGTTCCTTGTTTTCATAACAGCCAGTTTGACTATCGACATCTAAGCGAGTGCGGTATTTACATTCCCTACTTTCATGATACGATGGTATTATGCTTCTGTTCTGTGCCTCCTTCTATGATGGGGAGCATGGGAGATGAAGATGCTATGCGTTTCTACTCTCTAAAATATTTAGGAGAACTAGGATTCTGCGATACTAAGATAGAGTTCTCTAATGAATGGGGAAAGTTCAGTGAGGACATGCTAATCTACAACCAAGGGGACGCCAAGAGTTGTACTCAATTAGCGATGAATTTTCTACCTCTTTTATGCCAAGACCACAAGACGTTTGATGCTTACATCGTCGACCTAACGGCGACGGTCATGGGATTAGAGATGAACCGCAACGGTGTATACATCAATACTGATGCCCTCAATAATCTACTGATAGAAAAGGAGAAAGAAACTGAGGATTTACTAGAAAAAATTTATACGATGTGTCCGGCTGTGGCTATCAAAGAAGTTACGTTCGCTAGGCCTCGCCAGAACAAAATACCAGTAAGTGTTTCAGGTATCTACAAACAGAGTCAGATAGGATACCATGTTCCTATTGGTAAACAAGGTAGCGACTACTTGTACTGGAAGATAGAAAAGTTTAATCCTAATAGTTCTAAGCATTTAGTAGTTGCTCTCAAATACCACTGCGAATGGCAGCCTACTGTGTTCTCTAAGAAAACCAATGAACCTACAGTAAACAAAGCTGTTATTTCCGAACTATCAAATAGGTATGTCTTTGCCAACTTGATGCAGAAATATCGTAAGAACGCTAAGCTTCTGTCTACTTATCTTAAACCGTTTACCATTACCGACAAAGACAATCGTATCCATCCTTCTTTTCTAGTGTGTGCCACTAGAACTAGTAGATATGCTAGTCGTAGACCTAACTTTCAAAACATTCCTAGAGGCGACATTCGAAAGATTATTACTGCTTCCGATGAAGACAAGCGCATTGTTTGTATTGACCTTAGTCAGATAGAATTACGTATTCTAGCCTGGTACATGGCTATGATAGTAGGAGACTCTGACCCACAATCCTACTACCTTTGGAAACTATACGAACAAGATGCTGACGTTCATGAAGCTAATCGTCAGATGATGGATACTGAAAGAAAGAATGCTAAGATAGCTATATTTCTTAACATCTATGGCGGAGGTCCTAGTAAGTTAGCCCAGTCTGTAGGTATACCTATCGTAGAAGCACGAACTATTTTGTCTAACTTGGATAAGAACGTAACTGCTCTACCTAAGTTAAAACAGCTTGTAGAAAAAAGTGCTGAGCGTCTACATGTACTAAGGACGATGTATGGTCATAAAATCGTCTACCCTAAACTGTGGCAATCTAATGATAAGAGAGAAATATCTCAGGCTAAGCGTCAGTACTTTAATGCTCTTATTCAGGGTACCCAAGCTGACATAGTTAAAATACTCATGTGGCAAGTACGTAGTGCTATGACTTCATGTGGTGCTAAAGTTCTTATTCAAGTACACGATGAGGTAGTATATGAAGTACCTTATGGTAATGTTCCTTGGTTCTGTGATGCGCTTGACAAAGCATTTAACAATAGGATATTGTTGAAAGGGTTGAAGATGTGTGCTACTCCAGGAGTAGGAATGACCTGGAGTGAGGCTAAGGAAGACGGAGAGATTAGAGAGAAGAAAGCTAAGGAGAAAGCAGCATGATAAAACTATGGCAGATTAGAGCTTCACATACCCTACCTCTAGAAAGAGAAGTAGAAAAAGAAGAGCGTACCAAAGCTCATCTAGTAGCTAATGAAGTACGTATCATCAATGAAAACCGTAAGCTTATAGGAAGGAGCAAGCAATGACCTTTGAAGGACTGATTATTGCATTCATTGTGGTACTTTGTGTTCTAAGTTTCACAAAAGGTTTGGTAAAAGGATTATCAAAAACACTGAGGAGAAAAAAGAAATGAAGGATGAAGATATTATCGCTAACAAAGTAAGGACAAAACTTCCAGAAAAATTTTCAGTGAAGTACCGAGAGTCCGACAGCATGATGGAAGTTAAGAGTGAGCGCTCATGGAATCTATTTCGATTGCGTTGGAGCGATTGGGTTGGGGCAGCCACTCATGATGAGCTAGCTGACCATGTAGTTAACAGCATACTTGACAGTCAAGAAGGGACAAGGTAGGATGAAGATGGGACAGTTGAGAATCAAAGATGTATTTGGCTTATTTAATTATCTCTCTTCTACTGGTAAATATGAGGATGTATCAATTAAGAATGTTCCAGAAGAACCAGGGGTAATGTCGCTGGAAGTAACCAAGAAAAAGAAGGAGGAAAAATAATGCTAGTTAACCACAACACCGAACATTCCATTAAGTATAGTGATGAAGCTGTTGTTACACTTCAATGTATCTTTGAGGTGCAGCAAGAAGCAACTGCAGCGTTGGGAGGACAAAATACTCAGGGGGGTAGGTATAAGTATGCTCAATTAGAAGACATCAACAAAGCCATCAAACCTTTTTTATCTAAGCACAACTGTATTGTTCTGTTTGGTGTAGAATCATCTCACGTTAATTCTGAGTTCTTTAAGCTGCAGAGTGGACGTGACGCTACACCGAGAGACAAATTAGTATCCTCTGCTTACGCTGCAGGCCACTGTACTCTTGTGAACATCAAGAACCCTAAGGATTGGGTACGTGTTAGCGGGTATGGATTCAAAGTAGACCAGGTCAGCGACAAGACTCTCGGTGCAGTTACCATCATGAAACGCTATCTTCTCTCCAGTCTGTTCAACTTCGACACAGGAGATGACCCTGACAATGACGAAAGTGATGTACGCCGCTTCTCTTCTACCTCTTCCACTTCCAATGATGTAGGTTCAATGCTGAGTCAACCTACCGCTCAACCTGCTCCAGCTAAGAATGCTTTATCTCAATTTCTATCCTAAGGAGAAACCTCATGTCTGAAAAACTCAACGCTGCTTTCACGCTACTGAACAACGCTAACAACGAGATGGCTCGTGCATTCAAAGTACTGGCCCAAGCTATCGAATATCAACGCCAAGCATTTGAGCTGCTGAACGTTAAGAGTACTCTTGAAGCACTGCCTGTCATCGCTGAGCCTTTACCTACCGCTACTCCTCAGGCAGGGGAAGGAGTGGTGATTGAAGTAGCTCTCTGGAAACGAGACAAGCTCACAGGAGTTGTAACTGTTCGTCAGAACAACGCAGAAATTGCTAAAGCAAGGTGTGTATTGTTCAACTCCAATCCTAACGACCGAGGAATGGTTTTCAATGGCGGCATTGTTCCTCTGGAGCGAGGTGAGGGTTCTTTTAGAGACAATCAAATTGGCGCTCTATTTATCAACACTGCTCCTGGCGGTAAGTTTACTATCTCAGGTCGCTTTGACGAGTCACCTGCTAACTACAAAGTACAGTTTTCAGGTGAGCTAGCAGCAGTAGAAAATAGAGCTAACGATAACTATCCTCATATGCGTGCTGTTTGCCATACAGGAGTTGAGTTTGTTAAAACTCATTTACCTACCCCTGAACTTCCGGGTGTTCCCAAAGACCCTGAGATTATGCAACAATTAGTTAGCGACAATGTAATGAGTGGATTGATGTCCGGTCCTGGTGCGCCAGCAGACCCCATCATGTCTACCCCTACAATGGACATTCTTCCTGGTGCTCCAGCAGCTAACAGTGAATTACTAGTAGATGCGGAAGTAGACGACATTCGCAATCTGCTTGGATAGCCTTTGTTCGGAACAGTGCAACATCGAGACAGAGAAGACTGGTAGTCCGAACAAAGACTCAGACTTAACTACCAGTCTTCTTTTCTTTAAGGAGGAACTATGAACAAACTACTTGCATTTCTTAATCAGTTTAACAATGCTGACTTTATCTTACCGCAGTCAGTAGAGACAAAGAACGAGTTACTAGAAACCATGACTGACCTGTACCGTAGTGCGGTCAGTAAAAATTATCTTCGAGAAGACAAGTACGAATCTGGTGTGTTTGGTGTATCTCAACTGGGTAAGCCTGCTATCATCACGGCATGGGACCACTTTAATGGAGTAGAAAATAATCCTCCTTCGTTCGCTATGAAACGTAAGTGGTTCGGTGGTCATACATTCGAAATTGAAGTGTATATGTATCTACATCGTTTAGGATATGAGGTACAACATCAGGTCAGTATCCAAGTGTCTGAGCTTATCCAAGGCCATCCAGATTTTGTAGTAACTGACCCTACTACTCAGCAACGTTTTGTAGTAGAATGTAAGCATGTAGATGATGCCAAGTACAAAGCTTACAGAAAATACGGAATGAACAACCAGCAATACCAGACCCAGTTAGCACTCTACGCTAGTCATCTTAACTGTGATGCAATATGGGTTGTAGGTAATGCTTGTACTGGTGAAGTGATGGGCTTACCAGTAACCAATGAACAGGTTCATACTTTCTATGATGAACTTATCATGAGAGCACAGATGGTTACTGTAGCCTGTGCAGCATCATCTAGTCTCGAAGAAGTACTCAAGAATGGTATGGCTCCTCCTTTCCCTAGACGTAGAAAAGATGGCAGTTTCTACATTTCCCCTGAAATGTACTCAGGTAAAGGTAGGTTACATCCCGCCTGCAGTCTTTACGATTTCTATGAAGAAGACGGTAAATACTACGTTAAGGGTTGGAACTATCCAGAGGGTGCTAGAGGTTACGAACCAGAATTAGATTGGAGTTAAGGAGAATAACCATGGGAAGAAAACCAGTTAAACCAAGCATAGAAGTCTACGGGTCTAAGATTATGATAGACCTGGTAGGTGACCGCCACTCACGTAAAGCTCTACAATCCTACATCTACAGTTTGTCCTCAACCACTGTTGTTAACAACGAGCTTGTAGAAGAGCTAAGAAGCCTTTACAAGGTTTACTGTGGAGGTCCAGACCTTAAACGGCTAGACATGGTTAACCGTTCAGAGATGAGAGTAGAGTTAACTCGTATGATGAGTGACGCTCCGGATGAAGACTTTACCAGAGCTGAGCTTCTCTACCTTTGCAGTCAAAATGCTCTACTCAGAGAGCGGTACAAAAATCTAGAGCGTACCATGGATAGTGCTCTTCGTTGGATGGAAAACAATAGTGTTATTGAACGTGTAAGTTATTATCGTGAACCTAAGGACCTCTACCCTATTGAACGAAGAACCCATAAGGCTCAACCTTACACCATCCTAGCTAAAGAGCAAGCACGTCAGAAAGAAAAGTCTAAAGAACTAGGCTCTTACGGTAGAGCTTTAGTTCTTACAGATGTTGAAAATAAAGTTAAGGTTCTAAAAAAATGTAAGAACCTTAAGCTAGTGTTCGGCCATGTAGATAATGATTACGCTATTCAGTTAACAAAAGAAATAGGAGCAGAGTACCGTTATCAGAACTCTACTCCTAAATATGTACCTGACGACGTGTTGCTGATTAGTTAGGCTTGTGGCCGCCCAGCATAGATATATATGTTGAGCGCAAGGTAAGGTGGAAGATTAGCGTTCACTCCAGAAGCACCTGCACTGTTAATACTCACACCGGTACCAGCAGTATCAGTGTTACCCTGCACGTGAACACTTCCGGTTGTAGTTTGAACAAGAAAACCACCAGGAGCAAAACTCCTAAACATAGCTCCTGAGTGAAAGTGACCTGGGTCCGTAACCCCGTGAGTGTGACTTACCGTGATAGCATCTTTGCTACCACCAGTAGCTCCTAATACGTAAGTTCCTCCATCAGCAGAAACAATAAATCTACCTAAATAATTAGGTAGTGTGGTGCCCCCTAATCTTGATGCGAGAAGGGGGTACGTTGTTCCACTAAAACTAGAACCATTACACAATAACCAACGGTTAGTAACACCCTGGTTAAAGTGAGAAATCATTCCTACAAAGATGTCATCCAACACATTGTAGACAAAGTTAGTATTGGCTACCTCGTTGGAAGCATCAGTAGTAGGAGGGGTAGATTTTACAAAAGCTGTGGCACCAGTGAAATCAGCCGTGTTGGAGTTAGCGTTAAACGTACCATTAACAACAATTCCAGCATTACTATTAATCGTTAGAGTAGCACCAGACATGTTAACTGAGTTGTTAAATTGTCTAGTACCAGTAATGATTTCATTGTCAGCTAACCTAGGAATAAGTTCTAGCTCATTATACAGTACGTTAGCCGTTCTTCCTCTTACAGAATCTGTAGCCCATGCTGGGCCATAAGCTTGGTTTTGAGGAGTAGGAATAAAGAAGGTGTCATCTCCTACTCCAAACTCTACAATCTCAAATATTTTACCTAATATCCTATCCACCTCTTCATTGTAGATAGTAGAAGAAAATTTGTTACCGAACTGAGTGACCTGAAATCTTTCTACTGCAGTGTTGCGACGAACCTCAAGGTTAATGTTTGTTCCTATGTCTGCGCCAGAGTAGGTAATAACGGTTTGACTAGTCTTGGTAAAGTTAACGTTAGACAGGGTTAACTGGTTGGTTTGATCTAAAACTACAAAGTCTTTAACGTTCAAATCCTCACTAAGATTCGCAGCGGTGACATCAATTGAAAATGAAGTTCCGCTACGAGTAACTAATACTGCTGCTGTGCTAATAGTAAATGCCATCTTATCTCCTAAAATTTTCTAGAGGTCCATACACTTTTTCTAGTAGTTTTCTTTCTTCGTCCGGTGTTAGTCCTCTCAATTGTTCAGCCGCGATGTTTTCTTTTCTAGCAAAACGAATAGCTGCTGAATAATCTAATCCTCTATTGTCAGCCCATGCTCTAATGTTCTCGTAATCAATCATCAGTGCAGCATGCAAAGCTTCCATTTCTCTCAGTTCTCCTACCTCTCTATTAAACTGTTGTTCGTTGGTAAGAAGACGGATATCTCTACGCTTTTTCTCTAGGGCTGTCTCTCCTTCTCGTAGAGCAAATAGAATATCCGTCTCTCGATATCCCATTGACTCCAGGATATCAATACGATAAATGTTAAAACCTACAGTAGAAAGAGAACGTTGCCACCAGCTACGAAAGTCAGCACTAGGTCTTCCTGTTCCTGAAGTACCAAACCAAGAAGGAGTTCCCATGTCGATTACTTCTCCAGTCTTAGTATCAAACTCAGGAGGGTAACCGAACATGTAGAAAGGATTAGCACGGTTAACGTTACGAAGAATAGGAAACAAATTCTCGGCTATGTACTGAGTCATAGGAGAGACTTCCATACCAAGGAAATTAGAGAACCTGGTAGTATCTCCTTCTCTTATGAACTCTCTACCGGTATCGGGGTTACGTCCAGTAATTAAGGAGTAAGCTGCTTTGTAGTGACCGAACGCTTGACTCACCTGATCTTCTAGTGCTCGATTGGTAGGAGTATTGTTCCAGGGTAAATCGTTCAGCCTATCATCTATTCCTCTAGAAGGGAATTGACCATCAGGCCAGATACCAAAGTAATTTAGTAGACCATCTAGTCCCTCAGTTACAGCACCTGTACCCTCAGCGATAGGGTCAAACATAGAACGAGGCAGAGTCCAAGCTTCAGTAGGATTACCTTCATCGTCCCTCTGAATCCAGAACATGGGAGACTCACCCCTCATCCAATCAGGCATAGCTCCGTAGGGTAGAGGTTCATCACCTTGCTCAGGTTCATTGATGGCAGCGAAGAGTCGTTGATAAGCCATGAACTTACCAGGCTCTCTCGTCATCATCTTGAAGATAGCAAAAGTATTTCTACTCTGAAACACCCAGAAGGGACGGATGTGAGCCATGAAGTCATCGACTCTTCCTGTATCATCGTAGTTAAAGAAATACCTTTGTGCTCTTTCTACAGCTTGCTCGAACCCTAGATTATTGTTGAAATTACCTTGAGCAGCTTTCACTATTCGATTAGTGTTAGTGGTAGAAGTAAGCGCTTTGATGGTAGAGAACCTAGCTACGTTATCAAACAGTACGTTAGTAGCTCCGAACCAATGAAATGCTCTCTCACCAAATCTTCTACTTCCTTCTGAGATAGTGGAAGCGAACTCGCTTACTGTTCCTAATGCTCCTAGTTTAGGATAGGCATTAATTACGTCATTAAGGTAACGAACTTGTCTCTCAGTAGCAGTAAGAAATCCAGCACTAGGTTTGAAGTTACGGCTATTAGCAGGGGCACCCAACCAGGGAAGTACTTCTTCTACAAATCCTCTACGTCTCATAATGTTCCATAGAGAACGTTCGGTAACTAGTTCATTGTTTACTCTATAGATTTTTCTAGTGTTATCCATGAACCCATCGAACTGGTCTAGTGATAATCCTCTACTCTTAAGACCAGCGATGTGAGCTATAGACCTAGTGATGTCAGCAGCATAGGTATCTATTCTACCACCAGCAGCCCATACCTGAAAGATAGGAGTGTAAAGCTGACGAAATACAAATCCACTGGAGGCTAAAGCCATGGTAGAGAAAGTAGTTCGCAAATCGTTAGCTAGTCTTCCTAGTATCCCCAACTGATCAGGACGACTAAGTACCTGAGTCTGAGCTTTAAAGATATCTGCTACCACAGGATGAACATACACATGAGAATGCTGAAACGCAGGCATGCCGAAGCGTTGAGCCTCAGCAGCAGTAATAACTACATCACTTCTACCAGCCACAGGGGACGATAACTGTACCCAGTTCTTGTACTTCTCTGGTTCAGCTAGTCGTTGAGCCTCAGTAATTCCCCATCCACCGTCGATAGCAGACTTAGCAGTGAAGTGAGACATCACACTTCTACCTACTAATCGCTCAGTCTGATTGCGATAAAGAGTAGCTACTTGTCGAAAGTCAGTAGCCATGAACTCATCTATTGTTTTAAATGGTAGTTCGTATCGTAGTTTAGCATACTCAAATAATTCAGTAGAAGTCATAGGAATTTTAGATATCATTCCTACGTCTACTAGTCCGTCAAAGAGTTCGGGAGCGCGTCTATCGAGAGTCTCGACCAATCCCCTTGTGAGTTTTCCTGTGTCTTCAATAAGTCCATCAATTCCATCCACACCAAGAGAGGAGTAGATGTCTTCATCCACAGCTCGTATGAGTTCATCCAAGACAATCTTGTCTTCAACAATGAATTGGTTAGAGGTTCTGGATTTGGTGAAAACTGAGGGAAGGGATTCAGTGGATACTCCACCGAAACCTCCAATGTTGTAGTTACCATTTTCTAGTTTGTGCCATTGAAATCTACGAATGGTTTCAGGAGAAACAGAGCGAGGTAGGTAAGCTATGAGTCCATCAGCATCGTTAGTGTTAACACCAAACGTACGAATAACTTCTAATACTTCTCTGTACGTATTAGCTACTTCAGTAGTTTCTTTAGCTAGTAGGTCAGCAGCTGAATCAGTTACTCCTAACTCCTCTAGCCTACGAAAGAATCGTTGCTGTTTACCACGAAGAAACTCTATACCAGCAGGACCTACGACACCTAAGTCTTTCTGCATAAACGGCTGCATACCGATCTCAAGAGCATCTAGTTTGAGGCGGTCCCAATCGTCTTTAGTAATGTTTAGAGTTCTTCTTAAAGCATCAAGACGTTGGTCAGCTATAATGTTTCTATCAATAAAATGAATATGTGCTAACATTTGGTGAATCTCTCCACCACCCCTACGTCTTAGAGATTTAATGATGTTAGCTACTGCACCACTGTCAGTGAAGTCATCTAGTAAACCCAGACCTCTTCGATTAAGTCCGATATTCATAGCCAAGTGATGAGCTAATCCTTTGGTAGCTCCAGGACTTATGTGACTAAGAGAAGCGGTAGAAAGTATGTTACGAAAAATATCCTCGGCATGTGCTCTAGCTTCTCTACTTAATCCACTATCCTTAGCTGTCGTAGCTACACTGTTAAGCTGCCGAAGACTGTGTTCAATTCTACGATTGATGTCAGACTGACGTTCCTCAGGTAAATCTTTAAACCTACGTTGAAGTACATCGTCTACTGCTTTAATACCACACTCAAAAGCTTCAACCATGATTAACACTCCGTTGGTAGGTTAGGTGTACGATTTACCCGATTGTAATTATTGACTGCATTTCGATTAGCTTCATCTATCTCTATAGAAACATTACGACTTCGGTCAACATTAACTGAACGTTCCATTCTATCGGCCATCTCATTGTAAGAACGAGTAGCACGAATAGCTATGTTCTCCTGCTCTGCTACAGAGTCAGCTAATTGATTACGAATGTACTGGTCAATAGCCAGTCGGTCAGTTTCTAGAATAGCTTCGGTAGTAGTGTTGTTAACTCGATTGTGTAAGTCTAGGTCTGCAGCATAACGGTTGAGTAGACCTTCAGCAATGCTACCAGTGGAAGTCTCATCAACAACGGGAGGACGAATAGATATCTTACTAGGATTAAGAACAACCAAGTTGTTGCCATCCTGTAATCCGTCTATTCCTATATCGGTCAGACTAGTTTGAATACGTTGAGCGAATTCCGTATACTCGTCTATAGAGTCAACACCTCGTAGCCTAATGTACTGACTACGAATGTAGTTCCACCACTCACCCATGTCACGATGACGTCTAGACCAACTGCTCCAACGAGGTAATATCTCAGGAATCAAATCTTCTATTACTCTACGAAATTCCTCCTGGGCTACATTAATCATATCGTTAGACATGAGGTTAATGTTAATCACATTAAACTGTTCAAAGTCAATGCTACCAAAATCAGTAACCTGATTTCTGTTAGGAATAGCAATAGAGTAAATGCTTCCTTGATTGGTAAACCTATTCGTTAGATCTCCTACATCTACTAAATCTTCAGCAGGTATGGCTCTCGCATGCCGTCTAGCTACGTTAATGTCAGTAGACAAATATAACCCCATTCCTAGTTCATTAGTAGGAGAGAATGCAGGAACATCTAGTGACGTAGCTTTAGTACCATGGTAGTAGTCACCTACTGATGGCTGGTTACGTAATCCTTGAAGACCCTCCTCGGGATTGAACCCAAAGGTCATAGGTTGATTTACGTCTCTTTGAAGAGCCTCAGCGTAGTCTTGAATAGACAAACGGCGACCAGCGTCTGAACCATCGTCCAGTCTGAATCCGTACTTATAATAAGTAGTGTACTTCGAATAGACTTCTCCGATACTACTAGTGAAGTCCCTGGCTACTTCATCAGTCATTCCCTCGACCCGGAATCTTTCAAGAACAGTAGACAACGAAGGTTCCCTAGGAGTGAATGCTATTCCAGTTACTTTATAATCGTAGGAAGGATTCATCTTCATAAAGTCATTAAGAAAAGATTTCATCTCTGAAAGACCTTTCTTAACGCTCAGAGGCCTTCGGTTCGTTCTTACAAACCTTCCACCCACAGAGAAATCTATAGTAATCTCATTGAAAGCATCATTGCCTAGAACTAGTTCAACATCATTAGAGAAACTAACAGGGTAAACTTGGTCTTCTTGGTTTAGAATTGACCTAGAGACCGCTTCCAACGAACCAGGTTGCAACCCATTAAACACCTCGTCTTCGTCTAGAAATGCAGCATAACGAGCAACATCAGGGTCAACACCACCCTCTGCTCTTCGAACTAACATTCTATTAGAGGGTTCTAATTCTAAGTCAGGACTGTTCTCAACAGCCCGTCTAAGTTGCTCTACGGTGAAGTCTTCTAGCTCAGGGTTCTGTTGTAGAGCAGTAATAGTAGTAGTTCTTGTGTCTCCTAGTTCAGGGATAGTAAAGTCAGGGCCAGGCTGAGCTACTTCCCCTGTAGCTGTACGAGTAGATAAACCTTCTCTTCTACGAGTAGCTAGTTCATTAGCAGGTGAGTACCGTTCCAATTGAGGTAATCTAGCTACAACATCCTGCTGCTGTTTAACTAGCCTATCTACATCAGCTAAGTCTGCTTCCATAGATTTGAGAATACCATTCTCATAGTGAAATCTATGTTCAGCTAAAGCGTACCTATCTCTTAATGCCCTACTTTCTCTACCTGTAGGACGTACAGAGGTAGGTAAATTCTCTACTATCTCTTCTATAGCTATGTCTGGGTTATTAGCAAATAGCTCGTTAATCTCAGAAGAGATATTACGAAGCCTGTCTTCTAATTCGAATACTTTATCAACGTTGTTATCGTAGAGGTTTCTCTGAATCTCAGACATCGTACGTCCAGCACGGTTCTGTAGAGAAACTAACCTTCTTCTTTCTCTACTAACTTCCTGTCTACGAATCTGTGGCGGTACGTTATCCTCTACTACAGGCAAAGTACGTGCTCTAGGTTGAGCTATGGCACTAAGCGTGTAGGGCTGGTCTATCTGAGAACTAAAGTCAATTCTTTTGATAGGAGCTTCTATGTTAGTAGAAATAGGTTTACCGTACCGTCCTAGTAAACGAGGGTATCGTTGCTCAAGAGAAGTAGAACGATAAAGGTTTCTTAGTTCTCCTATAGGAGTAGATGGGTCACCTACCGGAGGAGTAGGTAAACCCCATAGATTAGCTACCTCAGAAACTGTCTGGTCATTTCGACGAACACTAAAGACATCTAAATCGTTTAACGAGTAAGGGTCCGAACGATACGCGAAAAGAAGTTCAGTGGTGGAGTCAGTGGCTCTTGGAGTAATCTGCTCAACAGAAATCCTAGGAGCAAGAGTGTCAAGAACTTCATCAGCATTCTCCTGAATAATAAAACCGTTATCTGTAATTTCGTCAGCTCGACGCAAAAGATTCTGAGAGTAAAGTTCAATCTCCTGCGATGATGCACCTCTTAGTAGAGTAGTCTGTTCTTCTAGAACGTTAACCAAAGATTGTTCGTAGTTAAGAGTAAGTTGTTCTGCTACTTCGTCAGCAGGAGCGACAATCTCAGTAGAGTTTCTTCTGGCAGCCTGAGAACTAATAAGAGACTGTATTCTGTCTACCTGCTCGTCGAGTGTGCGTAGTCTACGAGTAACTCTTTCACCACTAATGAACACATCATCTATTCTTCTAGTTAGTGGAGCAATGGTTTCAGCAACTTCTCCTACTAACGACGGACGAACAAAAGGTATTTCAAGTTGTGCGTCTCCTGCTCTACGAATAGAAGTAGTAAGAGAAAAAGAAGTATCACTATCGAGATTGAACCTACGAATAGCTGTATCAACATCAGGTACCGCAACTCTTGCTCTATCAATAGGAGCAGAGTCAGCTACTACTCTGTTAACAGTTCTATCAATACGTTCTATAATCTGCTCAGGTAATTGGTTCCTTCTTAGAACGTCGTCCACTGACCGAGTAACAGCATCGTCTACTTCTCTACGAGCTACTGTAGTTGCAGTTTCAACCAACTCTTCAGCTACATTCTGAGTAGCTCTTCTCGAACCACGAGTAATTAAATCAAATACAGGGTCAGTTAGAGCAAAATCAGTGAATCCTCCTAGTGCTGCGTCAGCTATAAAACCAGCAGCAATCTGAGCAGGCTTAGGAATAAATCGTAATCCAGGATTGCCGATGAATGATAGGTATCTATCCTCAGTGTAGCGTTGAGTAAATCCGTAGTCTCTTCCTACTGCAGCACCAAGTAGATCTAAACGTCTAGCGTTATCTACCGGTAATTGCTCATTGAATATAGGAGACACACGACCTAATAACCTTCCTACCCTAGTGTCGTAGGTAACATGCCTAGCTAGGTCTGCTATATCGTATAGTGCTCCGGTAACCACGCCCTCAGGAAGGTTAGCTAACCATAGTAAACCAGACAAAGAACCGGCACTACCGAACTCACCGAAGTGTCCGGAGAAAGGATTGAAACCGATCTCTCCAGCTTCATTAACAACGGGTTCTAAATCTCTGAGTAGGTTACGAAGGTCAGGAGAAGTATTAGCTAACTCTCCTATAAAACTAGAATCGGTAGGAAGACTAATGGACTCTTGTTCTGTACTACCTGCGACCCTTGATAGAATAGAAGTAACTCCAGTAGTATCTGTAGATTCGAACGGTTCAAATCCTTCTCTGTCTGTAGCTACATCGCCTGCTCCCAACACTAATCTACCATTCTCAAATCCACCTATACCCAAGGTGTAGTTCTGAATGGTAGAATTAATAGCAGCAGAAGGAGTGCCGTACTGTCTACGAATATTACGAGCTACGTTCTCTACTGTGCGTCCAGGAGTAATACGACCTAACGTATTCTCACTAAGGAATTGTCCTAACCCTACTTCTTCTATTCTACGCTGTATACGATTGTTAGCTATGCGCCCAGCATCTCTAAATATACGGCGACCTGCTCCAACATCGTCAGCACCAGGTGCCACTAACTGCCCTATCACACCAGCAGCTCCAGGAATTAAAGCACTAGTAGCATTTACTGCACCAGCTATTACTCTATCGAGCATAGTGGTAGGTTCTGTTTCTTCTCTCTCCGTGGCAACAGGAGCAACATCTACACCTAATGTATTAAGGAAGAAATCACGTACACTCTGGTTACTAGCAGAAGTAAAAGGCTGTCCTTCGTTAAGAGAACGAGCAACGCCTACTAGCCCTCTATCAGCGGAAGGAGCAACCGAAGCATTCTGAGTTTGTAAAGCACGACGAGTATTAGCTTGTTCAATGGATACATCTATCTCGGACGGTAACCCTCTATCAGTAGGAGCAAGAGTAGAAGAATGACGATTAAGATTAAATGTACTTTGTAATCTGTTGCGCAGTTGGCCTACAGAATAAACGTCAGGAGTATTATTAAGAGCTTGAATTTGTTGGTTAAATTGCTCGGCCTGTTCTAAATCTCCTGGTACTTGAGTAGCTAGAAAGTCAGGAATAGATGGTAAAGAATAGTGAATGGGGCGAAAAGGAATTGGCTGCTGAGTGTTAATAAGAGACTCAGCAGAACTAGAAGTAATAGAAGATTGTTGAGGGGCAGTAATCGGACCAGCAGTGATATCAGGACCTGCAATAGGCTCAATAGTTGCTCCCTCAGACGATACAGCAGGAGCACTTGGAATTCTTCTCCTTTGTTGATCTAATTGCAAATCGTTATTATCAGGAATTCTATTAGCCATAATCAATCTCCTAGCTTGTACCTACGTATTATGTCTTCTTCCTCTACCTCTTCTAGTACATTAAGTAGAAGTAAATGATTTCTAATAACCAATGCTCCTGTACCAACAACTATTACAAAACTTAGAAGAAGAGTAGCAATAATGATTTGTTGCCAAGCTTCACTTATCATTATAGCACTAGAAGCTATAGCTTTTGAAAGTTCTTCTAAGTCTTCTATGTCAAAACTCACATCTGGTTTCTTAAGCATCTGCATAATGCGGCATAACCACACCGAAGTGAGCAATCATTCTGTTACACTCAGCACAACCAGGGTAAGGTCTTTCGTGTACATTGCCTCTGTTGGATTGCAGTCTATCGTATGAAGATTCGTACCTACGTCCTACTCTATGGCCCAAACGTTCAAAATGTTCGGTCAAATGCCCACCATAACGATGACCGTTGGAGTCTACTCCTATGTCATTCACTCTACGCCTCTGCTCAGGAGTCATTTGTAGAGCACTGGGTCCACCATTCCACAGAGCATACAAATCTTCTATCGTATTGATATCCGCCCCGCCATTACTATACCTATCTAGAAAGTACCAGACCCAATGAAGCTGCTGGCCCATAGACATGTTAGCTAGTCGGCTAGCGGCTACAGTATCGTTAACTCCCATCTCTTGAGCTACATCCGACAATCCGCCACCAGGACAGAACTGGGCACCAACACAACCTAATGAGTTAGTGATAGAAGGAGAGTGAGTTCCACCGGTCTCAAAGTCGATAAGGTCAGCTAACCATTGAGCAGGAATGTTAAGCCTATCGGAGTAGGAAGCTAAAGCTCTACTATATTCCCTATCGCTTTCAATAGCCTGATATCCATAGTTGTGTTCGGGGTTGTTAGGAAAGTTATACGCACTTCGACTGAGTGCTGCCCTAGACGTTTGTTGAGGGTTTGCATTGTTGAATACAGATTGTGGAGTAGAGAAAGAGTTACCGGTTCTAACTCTTCCACCATTTCCTGCGATTGATTGGGAGTATCTATCGATTTCACTTAGTAGGCTCTGAACTCGACTTAATGGAGTATTGGGGTCAGGCAGTTGATCAGCCTGTCTCCCTGGTGCGCCCAGTCCTCTAGGAGTAGGAACAGTAGGTTGAATGGTACGAAGGTAACTCATCGGATCTACCGTACCTTCTTCGTAAGCACCAGGAGTGAGTACTTGTGCCCCGGGTTTGTAAACAGCAAAATCCAAATGAGGACCAGTACCTACACCACTAGCACCCATTAGACCTACCGATGCACCAGGCTGAATCACTTCTCCTACCCTTACGTGCATCTCTCCGAGGTGAGCAAACTGCTCAGAAAAACCATTAGGAGTACGGACAATAACGACCTGACCGTAACCACTAACATCAGGGATAACATGGGTGACTTCTCCTCCTGCTACAGTTCTTACTGTCCAGTCATCTCCATCAGGAACTATGTCTATACCAGCATGAAATCGAGTATCACCATAGACAGGATGAACTCGATTGCCATAAGGAGATGTAATTGTAACTCCTTGCCCACCACTAAAAGGATACTGAAGCCCTTCTTGTGTTGCTAAGGGCGCTACCTGCGGGGCAGTGGAGGTAGGCCCAATTGAAAATTTGGTGGACTCAGAGCGTCGGATTGTTGTAAAGCATCCTGGAGAATAGGTTCAATCTCAGCTAACTGCCTATCTATCTGAGTAGTATCAGCAGGGTTAACCATGTTAATACCGATAGAAAGAAAGTCACTGTTGATGTTTCCTATCTCTCTGGTATTGGCATCTATCTGCCGTTGAGCATCAGTGAATACAGAACGTTCTAACTCCTGTAAGCGATTAGCTTCCGTAGCGCTAATAGCTCCGCGCTCTACAGCATTATCAGTATTAAGTTCTACTAGTCTACGAATATAATCGATAGCAATTGTAGGTGGTCCTAGTTCTCCAGTAGGGTCAAGCTTACGAGCTATAGTTTCAATCTCAGCTAAGGATTCGTATTGTGTTTGTAGAAGCTGACCGTTCTGGTCTTCCAGTTCTCTAATGCGAGAACGCCCCTCTTGAATACCATTATAGATTCTGAGTTGAGTGCGTTGATCTAGGGTAGCATCAGCGCCACTAGCAGCCTCAATTTCTCTAGCACTCTGAGAAGGATTGTTGAACCAGTTGAGTGCAATAGCTCTGTTCTGAATATCAGTAGCTCTTTGATACTCAGGAGATTGTCGAGGATTAGCTAGTGATGCTCTACGTAGAGAATCTAAATTATTTTGAATAGTAGTATTCTGTTGTAGCCTCTGAACATCAGTCTGAAAAATATCAGTGAGAGTTACTCCTTGAATTCCAGCGTTGTTTAAAAGTAGTTGTAACTGAGCGAACGCAGCATCTCTACTCTCTTTGTTTCCTGATAATTGAGAATTAATAGTAGCAGCTTCTTGTAGAACAGAAGTGATGATACCCTGTTGAGCTGTGAGCCTAGTAGCATCTGCTCCTGCTGTCTCATAAGCACTGATAACAAAAGGATAGATACCGTTAAGAGTAGTAAGGGCATCTATACCAGACATGTCGTGCTGAGACAAATAGGACCCCAACTGCTGATTGATCTGATCAGTTACAGCATTAGGGTCAACAGAAATACTACCATGCGTAAGTTGATTAATCAGAGGAGCAATCTGCAGACGCAGCTCATTGAGACGAAGCTCTCTTCCTTGAGCTTGAGTGTCTTCGAGTTCGTTAACCCAACGAGCACCCTGTTCCCTTTGTACTTCAGTGATAGCGTCCCAACCGATGTTAGAGATAGTTTGAAGAGTTTGAGGATCTAATCGTCCAGCATACTGCTGTCGGAGCTGACGCAGCATAGCTGTGTAGGTAGGAATAAGCCCTTCGTCTGATGCATTCTGTCCTACGTCACGATGTAACTGAACCACCCGCTGTCTCAACTCATTCTCAAACTGAGCAGCTAACTGTTGGCTCTCCTGTTCTCTACGTCCAGCCTGAACCTCCTGGTACATCTGCATACCAGATTGAATAGCAGAAACAACACCAGAGAAATTAGAAGCAAAGTTATTTCTACCTCTAGCCTGAGCTTCAGCTACGTCAGCACGAGCAGTACTTTCGATAGCTTGCTGCTGTAAATCAAAAGCATTCTGAACTGACTGCTGACTACGAGCTAGAAAGTCCTGAGTCCTGTCTTCTATCTGAACAGTAGGAGCTACAGGTAATTCAACTTGAGGTAGCTGGCCGATACCGTTAATACCTGCTATCTGAATAGGAGCCCCTGCTTGTCCTACTGGTCTACGTTGTGGTGTGCGTGCTGCGTCAGTCATCGTTCTATCCGAATATGTTGCTACCAGTGAAGTCTGTTATTACAGGTCCAAAGCTTTGTCCAGAGGTAGAAAAGTTTATATCGTTAATGCCTTGAAATGAACTAGTTGTGGGACTAAACGTTGGCCCAGAATTAGCAAAGCTGAATGATCGTTGCTGTGGCTGGCTTCCAAAGTTAAGTAGAGAAAGGCTCTGTGCTCCTAGTCCTACTAACGAACCTAAAATATTGGGACTCTGAATACTTGAAGCTTGTGCATCTAGCTGTCTGTTCTGATTAGCAAACTGGATAGCTGCACTCTGATTAGCTATGTTCAGTTCAGCCTGGTTAGAGAACTTAGCTGCTTCTAAAGCTGCAAGATTACGTTCATGCTGAAGATTAAGTAGAGAAGGAGCTTGTTGATTTACGAACTCTTGGTACTGCCTGTTGGTTGTGTTCTGAGCAGTAAAGAAGTTGCTTACCGCATCTCTGTACCTGCTAGTTAAATCAGCCTGTGTTTCTAGTCCTCCAGCTTCTATGTCTGCTCTTCTATTTCTAGTAGTTACAGTTTCCTGAGTAGCCTGAAAGTTGGCTATCTGTTGCAATAAAGAATCTTCTAGTACTTGTTGAGCGATAGCTGGGTCCTGGTTAGTAGAAGCTAATCGTTGTATAAAGTTGCGTCCTGCTTGGTCGCTGCCTGTGAATATAGCAGCTAGAGTAGTTAAATCTTCTACGTTAGCCTGACCTGTCTGTGTTCGAATATTGGCAGCATTAGCAATTAACTGATTAACTTGTTGGTCAAGCCCAGCTAGCTGCTGAGCCTGCTGCATATCCTGAGCACTATTAGCCAGAGACTGTTGAATAGTCTGTATCTCTAGATTCTGAAATGCATTCTGACGCATCTCGTTGGCTATGACAGTCTCACGTGCAAACGTCTGCTCAGCATTTTGACGAGAGTATTCAAATCTCTGTTTGTTCAACTCGTATTGTTGTTGAGCAGCTACACGTTGAGCTTCAATAGATTGGCGTTGTGCGTTAGCTTGTCTGTTAGCTTGGCTAATACCGCTAACAGTTCCTACTGCACTAAGACCTATGCCTATGACTGGTGCGACTGCCATTAGAAGTTACCTCGACCAAGATTACCAGTTACAATCTGATATGCAATCAACTCAAACACATTAGCTTCTCCATAAGTATAGAAGAACACTTGAAGGAAGTTGTTAGAACCCTTAATAGTAGCCTGTATTCTAGAATACTTATCTAACTGACGAGCATTAGAGTCAGAATCAAAGCTACCTAAGTCCCAGTATAAATCCTGAAATCCTAAAGCATCTTGAGTATTAGGGACAAAGTCTATTTCTGCAGCGCTAATTACTTTAGATACAGAAACATTAACTACCCTTTGCCAGTTACCTATTAGAGAGGAAGCATCCTGACTAGTAGAAGTGTTAACGTCAGCTTCTCTAAACTTATCCTGAAAGTTAGCGTTTAATAGTACAGCATACAAGTCAGTGCTTAACTTTCTTCCTGTAATACTGTTACGTACCAACACAGGAGTAGAATAAAAGCAAGGAATGCTGGTTCCTATGCGAGCAATAGTATCCTCATCTGATGCATTCAAAGACACAGTAACAATATTATTTACTGAATCAAACGATAATGTTAGGTCCTCTTGAAATATGTTATCAAGATACAGAAGAATAGGATATCTTCCCAGAGTGTTTCTAGGTCTTAAAACTAACGAGGCACCGATAGAGAACACACGTGTAATGTCTAACTGACCCTCATCAATCTTTCTAAAGTCGGTACCAAACTGTATCTCCTCTCCATCTAATATCACTGTAACGTCATTAATACCGGAGAACTCCGATAAACGAAAGTTGCTTATATTGTAAGTATCACGAACTTCGTTATTAGAAACAGTAATTGAATCCTCAATTAAAGGGAACTCGTCATAACCTGAATCAGTTAGATTGAAAGGAGTTTGTACACGGGTAAAGTCAGTGGCGTAGAAGTAGGGGTAGAACACTAGGTCAAGACCCATGGCATTGTTTCTTGATGTAGGCATCAAAAAAACTATGAATGGGTTGTCTAAGTCGATAAAGCTAGCCCCAGCACAGTACCAGTAACCATAGTAAGTAGAGTACCTAAACCATGCGTTACGATTAAAATTAAGAACATACAGCTCGGTAGCTACGTCTGAGTCTCCGAAGTTATCTATACCTGCAAACAATCTATTGTTGATTCTATCAAATACTAACCAACCAGCAATAATGTTGTTTCTATTTTTGAACTCTGTGTTTACTTTGACAGACAGTAGAGTTACGTTAAAGTCTCCTAGTTCCAGCGATGGAGCTACTCGATAAACTCCAGCTAGAGATAGAAAAACCAGAGTGTTCTCAATACCAATTACACTCTGAGCATTAACCGCACCTACGTCTGCTACCTCTTGTACCAATACAGAAGTAGGAGAAAGTACGGAGCTTCCACCGGATACTCTAAATGTCTTCTCTACTGTAAACACAAAGATATTTCCAATCAAGGTGTTTAGCGCAGTAATAGAAGCGTTATTCTGATTAGTAGATATTCTAGTGACAACAGGGTCAGTCTGTTCCAGGTTCTCCCAAGCAATAGAATAATTAACGAAGTCAAATCCAGTCCTACTCGTACCAATTACTTCGCTAGTTATAACCTTCAAAGGGTCAGCAGGAAATCCTCCAAATACTAAACGACCTTGATAAAGAGTAACAGCACGAGGAAAGCTACCGAGAGAATAACTAGCATGTTCCTGAATCCCGTGAGCAGGGACCGCGTATCCGTCTCCAGGAGCCAATTGATTAACTGTGGCATTTGCATTACTTCCTACAAAGTTAGTTGGAACACGAGCATGAATTATTTCTATTACAGAAGTAGGAGGAATACCTACAGCTTCACTTCCATCAAACGTAATGTACTTAGCCGGTGAAGTAGAAGTATCTCCTACTATAGAACTACTATTGTAGAAATTCACAGCAGAAACTGGAACAGTCCTGGCTACATAAGATTGATTCCAAGTAGTCGTATTTGAACCTATAGTGCTACTGGTTATTCTAGTAGCAGCAGTACCATTAAGTAGAACTAAAAGGTTACCTACTTCTATAGTATCCGAATCATCATCGAAATCTAATCTTACCGCACGTACAAGATGAACTTCTTCCGGTGGGTCTATCTCACCCATTACGTTGTCACGTACCGCACCAAATGTTAGATGACTTACACCAGGAACAATCTCATCGCTGTTTAGCGTAGAATCGTAAGCGATTCCGTTAGAGAATACGAACTCATCAACAGTGTCTGGTTTTCTGGTAGCGTCGTAGGTATAGTAAGCTCCTCTGTTAGAGGATAGATACGGAATCAAAGGGTAGAGAATGTTTTCATCTTCCAACGACTGATAATTACGAATAAGGTTCGTAGGAACAGCAATGGTTTTATCAGACTCGGTAGAATGGAATCTAGTTACACTCTCGTAAACTTGGCTACCTTCTAGAAGAATTCCTTCACATAACCACTGCCAAGTTATAAATACAACTTCTACAGCATACGTACCCGCAGCCGTAGAATCTATAGTAATAGTTAGTTCGTTTGTACCCGTGTTGAAGGATACGTTAGATACAGATTTTCTAGTACCGTCAATCCAAACAAATACATTTTCGACTGCTGCATTAGCGTACCTAGAAGATGTAACAGTTACTGTAGTAAAAGCAGCACCCTCAGTAACTACTTGACTGGATTCGATAAATTGTAATTGAACAGGAACATTTACACCACTAGCAAAGATAATACGACTAGCGTTCTCATTAGTAATTACGTAGTCAGGTTTAACAGTGGAAGCGGCACTGCTCCAAACATTAAGCTTAGCAGTTATTAAGTCCGAGCGAGAAACTTCAGTAGCTGTACTAGCTTCCATCCAGTAAACGTAAAGGTTTACTCCTACTTTAATAACAGAAAACTTTGTACCGGCTTTAGTAGTGTAACTTACGGAGACAGCACCAGCTATGCTGGTAGGGTCATTACCAATGGCATCAAATGTCCCGTCGTACTGAGTACCATTTCTAGTAACGACATGTCCGGCATCGTTGATATCTACGTTAAACAAATAGGGAACATCGCCCTCAGGAATAGCTAAGTCACCAGAAATAGTATTTAACCCGCCCGCTAAATTGCGAACGAGTGCGACATCATCAGCTAATCTTGGTTGTCGACTTTCCCCTGAAAACGTCATCTGATCGCACTCCTACGCTTATCTGTTATGTCAGTAACTAGTCTTGCCTTAGCAGATTGAAGTAATCTCTGGTACTCAGCTGAATACACTCTGTAGATATCTACATTCTTTAGATGGTCCGCCGCCATGTTCATAGCAGCTCTCATAATAATCAAGTCCTCATCTCTCATAGAAACAGGTAGTTCATCGGTGTTTGCTACTAATTTAGAAGGTAGAAAAGAACCGTGGAACTTAATGTTTAACTGAGATTCAGAATCATTGGGGTAAGGATGTAGGTAAAACTTTTCTCCTACAACAGTGTAATAACGTGCTCCACCGTTAGTTCCTGTGTAGGCTTGAGCTTGCCTACGAAAGAACACTTCCTCAGTCTCATACTCTAACCTAAGAGTGCTTCCTGCATCTCGTATAAAACGAATAGAAAGAGCGGTAGGGTCAAGAGTAGCTTCTTGCACATTCCAAGAGTTAGCAGAATAAATTCCACTAAGCCAAGGCCAGTGGGGGTAGTCCTGTGCTAACTGAACTAAAGCAGTATTAACGTTTTGTCCGCAAAGAATCGATACTTCATTAGAAGTTACAGAGTTAACTCTCTGCTCTCCTATACGAAGAAATACTTTATTAACTATTTCAAGAAAGGTTGTCATCTAGAGCCGCCCACTTTATAGAAAACTGGCAATAGGTTGTAGCTGAACTGTCTCCAGCAGCGAGAAAACGAATGTATTGAGCACTAAACCCAATAGTGTCAATCGGGTAGGTTCCTATCTGAACACCATCTCTAAACACTGTAGTTACGTTAGTATTAAAGTTGATATCCAAACGCCACTCGTACCAACGAAAAACTTCTGTAGTAATAGAAGTAATCAAAGGATAAGCATCCGCATTAGTACGATGATGAATTCCATTGTCAGCAATTAGAAAGTAAGAACGTTCATTGTCTCTTACGCAACTAAGTCTAAATCCTGCATTGGTACTACTAGTACTCTCAGGAGCAAATTGGTCTATACGAAGAGCAAAGCGAATTCTCAATTCCGCAGGATTGTTCCCCAATGCGCCATTTGTAAACGTAGTAGCACTAGTCATTCTGCGTCTACTATTAATAGCATTGAAATACTGACCTATTTGATTACCGTCTGCAGTCCAGCCATTTCTAGTAGAAGCATTAAAATTGCTCCAGTTTCCTGTTATCTCAGGTGATGGAGATATACCTTGTAAATCTTCGTAGAATTGGTCATTATTCTGAGCTAGTAACCAAGCTAACGATACACGAGTGAAGTCAATGTTCTGTACAAAGAAATTCTGATTCCTTTCGCAGACAATTCCGATATAACCGTCGGGTAGAAGAATAGCCTCTGAGTAAGCACCCCAGTATTTCCAAAGTAACCGACGTATAGTAATAGGCCAACTAGAACCATCATCTAAACTGACAGTAGAGTACAAAACACTACGGTCGTCAGTATTAGTAGAATCTAATGAGGTACCAAGAATAATATTTTGGTTACCTGAACCGAACCAAATACGCTCTATACTGTTTTGACAAACTTGTTCAACTAAACCGTTATCTCCATCTACAACGTCATAAGGTCCCCAAGTAACTCCTCCGTCCGTAGAACGATTAATAATTTTATGACTACTTATTAATAGTTCTTGATTACGATTAATCGTAATTAAAGAACCGTCACTTAGCTCAGCTATATGAGCTTCGACACCAGAAGTAGTAGAATTACCTAAAGACCAAGTAGTACCGTTATCATCGGAATAAATGGAAGCGATTACTCTATCTTCTGGACTGGTACCAAATCGATAAAAAGCTAAAGCAATAAGTCTTCCTGCGTAAGGTCCATTTTTAATTTGAATACCGCCGCCAGGACCACATCTAAATCTACGACGTCCGGTTGATTCTATATAGATACTGTTAAAAAATCCAGATGTCAAAGTAGGAGTAAGGTTTTGCTCAGCAGACCAAGTTAAACCGTTGTCATCACTAAATCTGTATATCTGGTCTTCTTCTTCAAATACGTAGAAAAGATGAATACGTTGAGTAGTTTCATCAATTATGACCGTAGGGTTACCAACTGTGTTGTCAGCACTGCCAGCGACCAAAACTGAGCTACTCCAAGTTAACCCATTGTCAGTACTTCTACTGTAAATAGTATCTACTTTGTTAAGGTCTCCTAATTCCCTACCCTCTGCAAACAACAGTAGGTCACCATTACCAGCAACAACCATAGTAGGAATACGATAACGATTGTAAGTTCCTACTTCAGGGTCAGTGTCATACGTTCCTTGAATACCTTTGAAAACGTGTTGCCAACTGGGCGCTAACACCGGACGAGTAAAAGGATTACCAAATACACGAGTCGCATGGCTGTCACTCGCAGTATTAT